CTGCTCAGACTCGCCGAAAAGAGTTGGTCGCTGGACAAAAGAAAGGACTCGCGGCACTGCTCCAACAGAACTCTGGCTTCAAGCCCACGAAGGAGACTAAGCCAGAATACTTCGACACCCCGATTGATGATGGCGACGGGGATAACCCGGTCCCAGGATTGAGGCTCTGATGCGCACGTGGGAAACAATTCCTTTGACGGCAAGCCAAAGGCTTGCATTGCATGTTCTCCAAGAACACGGAATCAAGAAAGCAAGCGACCCTGGTGACGCGTTTCATTACATTGCATTCGATCCGGGCAGAGTTACCGGATGGGCAGCATTCCGTTCCAACGGAGAGCCCTTCGAGATGGGCCACATTCCAGATTGGGGACCTGGTATTGCCAAATTCATAAAGGGACTGCATTTTGCAGAAGATGCTGTACCCTTCCCGAAGGTCATCATCTACGAAACATTCCAGGTTCGCGGTCGAGGCCAGCAAACAGATGACAACATGGTTCGCACAATGGCAGCCGTCAAGGTTATCAAGAATTGGGCTGCTGCAATAGGGGCCGAGCTCGTTGCTCAGCAAGCAGCCATTCTTCCCATCGCAGTGAAGTTTTCCGGAATGGAAATGCCGAGGGATCACTCCAAGTCGCACCAGATCAGCGCATTCAATCACGGCTGGTATAAGCTGACTCAGAGTGGCATTGTGATCCCTCGGATCAAGTGGCCTGAAGGCTAAGCCGCCTGCGGCCAATCCCGCATTAATTCCGGATGGAAAACTCCGGCTCGGGATGCCAGCTGGATAAGCTGAGGACGAATGCGCTGACTCATTGGATAGCGCTCCTTTTCGCTGAAGCCTCCCCAAACTCCAGTCTCGCCGTAAATGATGGCATGCATCAGGCATTCCTGACGTACGGGGCAGCGCAGTTGGCATACCCTCTTCGCCTCTTTGACGTCATAGTCGTCTTTCGGGCGACAATACAGGTTCGGATCTTCCGCACCCAAACAGGCCGCTTCTCGCGTCCAGTCGAAGTAGTCCCGCATGCAGAGATTATGGTTGACCTGCGACGTAGCTCACAAGGACAGGACTATCCGCACGCCAGTTCTGTGCTGTATCATCCCTTTTAGGCATCCGGTAAACCGGACACGAAAGGGAATGGGCATGTCAGGGCAGCGTCAACGGGTGAGCAAAGTAAAGCGTGGTCTGTTCGCTTGCACTAAAGTCAAGCATTACACGCGTTCCAGTGCACAGCAGCACATCCAGGAAATCAGAAACAAGAATGGAGGCAATCGGGGTTCGGCGCGATTGAGGGTCATTCCGTGCCCGTCCTGCACCAGAAGTGAAAAGCGAGACGTCTTTCACGTCGGTCATAATGATGGAAAGAAAGGGGTGCAAAGATGACCAGCATTTTCGATGGTTTACCGACTCCCGAAGAATTGGCAGAAGAACTCGGACCGACGTGGGAGGGAATCGCCGACCTCTTCAAGGAGGTAATCGGTGGAGTAAACGATGCGCTCAAGAATGAGAAGGCTTCCCATGCTGAGCTCATCGAATGGCTCACTCGTCTAGTAACCGGGTCCAACAGGATCGTGCAAGATCTGATCGAAGAAGGGAGAAGGATGAAACCACGGCAGAACTTCATGCCCGCGCTCATTCACGCACAAGAGGATGCGCTGTATGAGATGAACATTCTGGAGTGGCGCAAGTAGCTCCAGGCACAAAAAAGCCCCGTCGGCCACATTCCGACGGGGCTTTGTTCTTTTCAATTTCAAAACGGGAAAGCCTGTGGCACGGGAGAGCAAACCGGCGCAGCCGATAGACCTATCCATTTCGCAAGAGTTGTATGATTCTTGTAAAGTGGCGCTTGATCAGATAGTTGCACTGGCGGAAGAAAGACCATTAGCCGCAGTTAAGCTGAGCCTGAAGCTCCAGCTTGCATTACGTCAGATAGAGCGTAACGCAGCGCTAAAGGCCAACGATGGCGGAAAGGGCGTCTCCTGGAAAAGGATAGGAGAAGCTCTCGGCTTCGGTCATACATGGGCGTGGGAAAGGTACAAGACTCAACCCAATCGCATTCTCACACGGTTAGCGAAAGAGGCCAAATCCGAAATGGAAAATCAGCCAAACGGCAATAAGGCTGAATGACCCAAAGAACAATAGATGGCCGGCCGACCATTCGTAGAGTGGTTGGCCGGTTCTAAACCTCTCCAGGCGCCACACTGCGGCGGAAAGCGTTCTTTCCGGATGGCCAGTCGCTAGCTGGTATATTTCCATTGTGAGAAAGCTCCCAATGGAGAGAATGAACCAGGCAAGCCAGAACTTATCAATTAGACGCAAAGGGGGCTCCAATGAGGCACATCGCGGAAGTGGCGAGTGTTTATGACTACGGTGACACCATCATAAACGAGGGTGACCTCTTCGACAAAGAAGCTGCGAATGCCGAGTTTAACGGATACACGGTGAATGTTTACCAATTCGGACCGGCAGTTTTGATTATGGTCGAAGAGAAAGAACCTAAGCTCCGAAAGATCTGGCGAATCTTTTGCTGCGAGACTCACGCAAGCAGGTTCTTGAATGCGCTAGGTGAGGCTAATCCCCAACCGAAGTAATGTCGGGATGGTCATTCCGAATCACCGCAGCATGCTCCGCAGCTTCCTTTGCGGCACGGCTAGATTGGCTGGCGCTCAATGCCCCATAGTTGGTCGCAAAGTTAGCGTAAAGTGAAATGAGGGTCACGTAGAAAAGGGAATACTTGGCCCAATCATTCTGGTCAGTCCAGAATTCAATAGAGGCGGCAATCATGTTTATCAGCCAGAAGTAGGTGAAGAACTTATTGAACTTGATCTGGAATGCCGGATCATTCTCGAACCGGTTCTGAAGGCTTTTTAACTTACGCAAGGAGGGCTCCAATGAAGTTCAACGACGGCGACCGAGTAAAGCACGAGATCTACGGGGAGGGAACCATTACTGGCCACTGGAGACATGAATACAATCCGCATATGCTCTGGCACGTCCGTTTTGACGACCCGGGCATTGACGATGACATTCTCGAAGAACCGACGCTAGAGCTCATTCCTCAAGAATGCTTCTGGTGTCATCACGGAAAGGGATATCACTACGATGAGTCCATTGCGGACGTGTCGCAGATGCCGTGCAACGCAACGGACGGAGAAGGCGAAGGCCGGACCTCTTGTCTTTGCTATGGATGGTGCACAACAAAGGAAGAAGCCGACACCATAACGGAAGGAATGGTGAACCAGATCTTCATCTTCCCGAATGGCAATGTCGCAGTCACTGACAAGAAGGGCCAGCAAATGCCCGGGTATCAGGGCAGCTGGATTAACTTCGACTACATTCGCAAGCTGGCGAGTATTGCCTTTCGCGACAACGCGAGGATCATCGGTAGAATGCCGGACGATCATCTCGGCCGACTGATGAACACGTTGAGCGAAGGGAAAGGGAGTCGGCAAAAGCGCCCCAACCGGCTCAAGTGCAGCAATTGTGACCATATCCAGTATTACCATGAGAATGACATCTGCATGGTCCGAGATTGCGAGTGCGAGAAGTTCACAAGGAGTGAGAATGGCTAGCGAGGAAGAGCGCATTACCAGACTGGAAGAAAAGGTGGCAAACCTGGAGGAACTGACGAGCGTTCTTGCGAACCGCGAATTCAAGCTTCCCGAATCCGATGAAGGTCACCCCATCATTCGTCCGATGACGGGCTTTGACGTCTTCGAGATGTCGGCAGATGACGACATGGCCAGCAAGTGCGTGAATTGCCCACACATCAAGGGCAGGCATTACCGAGGTGGAAAGCCATATTGTGTTCCCGCTGAGGGGGAATGCAGTTGTTCCGGCTTCGCTGAGAGGTTTCGAATCGTAGAGGCGAAATCCTGTGCGGGCTGCGGTCATTCCGAAGTTATGCACGTGAATGATGGGCTCGGCTGCATCGACCACAGTCATGAGAACGCCAGTCGGTGCTGTTGTCCGGAATTCACCACGGTCGAACAATCCCCGTCATATTCACAATCGGTTCAATCCGAACCACGGCCCCAGTATGAGGAGCGTCCAGCATCATTCCATTCCCGATGTAAATTCCAACATGTCCATACTGCTGGAGACCTGCTGGCTCGTATGGTGAATACATCAGAATTAGGTCGCCAGGTAGTGCCTGCGAAAGACTGGGCACGACTTTCCCGGCTTTTGCTTGCTCTGTGGATGTGCGGGGCAACTGAATGCCAAGACGCCCGTACACTTGTTGCACGAGCCCTGAGCAGTCCACTCCTTGAGTCAGTGAATTCCCTCCGTACACATACGGAGTCCCAAGAGCCATCTTAGCGACAGCAACAGCCCGAGCGCCGATATTCGCATTCGGGTCAGCGCCCGTCGGGATTAACTGGCCCATTAGGCCAATGTTGAATCCCGACGAGGCGCTGTTTTGCGTTTGGGCCTGAATGCCTTGGATGGTGCTTTGCAGCCAGCTGTCATTCGCAGCGCTATTCTTCTGGAACTGGTTAGCCATGCTTTGGAACTGGCTATTCCAGTAATTCTGCTCATCTTGCGTCGCAGCAGTCGTGGCATCGGCTCCCTGCTGCGTAATGGCACCTATTCGGTTATTGAAGTCCGCGAGACGCGCTGCGCTTGGGTCTGCTGCATTGCTTGTAGCGTTTTGCTGAAGCGTTCCCCCAACGCTATATGGTTGGAGAGCAGACGCAAGTTGAGCCGAATTAGAAAGCTGTTGGCTGTTGTAAGTGGACTGACCCTGAGCCACTTCATTCTGCGCGACTGCTCCTGGGTCTGCCGCGCTCGTTCCAGCGCTTCCGCCAAACGGGTTATATCCGCCATAGTTATTCCCTGGGGTAGTCGTTAACTTTCCATTGTAAGCGGCCAACAATGCCGCTGCTGGCCCAGGCATTCCTAGCTCACAACATGAAAGCTGTGATTGGCGCCAAGCTTGGAAAGCGTCGTCATTCCAGGGATACCGTCGGCATCATGGCCGCGGTATCCGCACTTGCCCTGCCAGCCTGCATAAGCATCCTTAGTCGGCGTATCCCAACGGCCAGCAACAAAGCTGCCCTTGTGCAGAAAGCCTTCTGCAATAAGAGCATTCTGAATAATCTCGACCTGACCGCTATTCGTAGTCTCCCCAGCGGGTCGCTTGGGATCCTCATTCGTGCACATTACGATAATCCACAGGTGAACTGTCGGCTCGGGAGATGGCATTGACGGCGTCCAATTATACCGCCACTGCCCAAAGTCGCCAGTTGCATTCGCGTCTCGATCGAATGCGTCGTTGATGTAACCAGTCTGAGTGATGTTGAATTCACCCGGGTTTCCGGCGCCACCACTCCAACCTACTGACATGGTCCGGAAGGTGAAGTCAATCAGTTCAGCATGCTTCAATGCGCGCAGGACGCCAGTCGAACCATAGCATCCACGACGCATTCCCCCGAGAACGTTACTGATTCCCGAAAAGTACTCGTGCAGATTGTAGTCATTCGGATCGACATCCTTGTCGACGGCAAAGAAGAATGGTCGCGTCAATGGCATTCCCACCATCTGCCCCTGATTCAGGGCACGATGCGCATTCTCGATCCCTTTATTGTAGCCGCCCATGTAGTCATTGACACCATCTTCGTAGATGGAGAAGATATCAAATCCATTCGTGCCAAGGTCTACAACTTCACCGCGAGTGAGGTTCTTGCTTGGATACTGCGAGAAGTAGCGCCCGACAAAGCTAAGCCCCATCGATCGCATCTGACTTGACGTAACAACCCGACTGGCGTCTGCTCCATTAGACATTACTTGCCTCCATTAAGGTTGTCCAAGAATGCTTTAAGATTGGCACGGTTATTCTTGCGCGCCAGAGTCTGCTTTTGATGCAGCTCGTATTGGGCTTCCTTTACATATTGTGCCGTATTCGTCAACTTAAGACCTGTGAGAAAGTTAGTAATGTTCTGCGCATTCCCGACGCCTTGAGTGGCCTGCTTAGGAGTGCCAATGTTCGTCAGCCGCTGAGCCAATCCAAGCGCAGGAAGAGCCTCGCTCGCGGCGTATTCCGCCGGATTGGCAATGGGGACTCCTGTGTCAAGGTGCTGACCCTGCATCAATTCAATCGGGTCTTTGACGAGCGGATTGAGGCCACTGAGAATGCCCTCGTTCGGATGGTTGCCATAAGTCTGCAAGAGGTCAATCGGCGGAATAGAAAGCGAGGAGGTCACATATCCACCCTGACCTCCGGTCAGCTTATCTAGAATGCCACCCGGTGCGCCAACGGGCCCAATGCCGGAATCGGTAATCCATGAAGGAAAGAGCTGATCACTGGGGAATTGCTGACCGGGATTGACATTCTCGGCGCGCCCAAAATTGAGAGTGCTCGTAGTGACCGGGTAGACAAGGAATTTACCCGGCCTAGCAAGCATGCCTTCAATAGAAAAAGGGATGGCCTTGCGAGTCCATGAATAGAATGGAATGACACGCCGCAAGACTGTCCGCTCAAAATCGGTGAGATCCATTCCATCTGGGTGGTATTTACGGACCTGTTTGCCCGCCGTATCGAAAATGGTGGCAAGATCTCCACGGCCATTGCGAACTTCGTGAATGAACTGAGCCAATCGGGTGAAGTGGTCCATTCCCTGAACCCAGGCATGAGCGGCGGCATTGACCTTTCCGCCGAGGGGTTGGAATTTGCTGAGTCCACCAAGTCCACCATTCGCATCGTTGTAGATATCCTCCATGTGCTCAACGCTCTGGAGAATGCCTTGATTGTGTGCAGCCATGTAAAGCTGCGCGGCGGTCAGTTTCTTTCCATCAGCGGTCTGAGCAATGACTTTCTTACCATCCACCGGGGCGTAACGCGAAAGCTCACCTGGCAAGTCTTGCATGCTGTTGAATAGAGGCTGTAAGCCTTCAAGCCCTTTGTAATTGGTATGAAACGCTCGCATGACCTGGAGAGCCTTGCTGTAATTCCGGACGTCGTTGACTCCAGCGATCCAGTTATTGTAGATGTCACCGATCCCATTGTGGATGGCGTGACTCGGGGAATAGATAGTAACGCCAGTCTTCCACATCCGAAGAATGTTATCCATGGAGCGAAGAAGGGCCATTTGTTGGGGCTTTGGCGCGTATAGATCGCGGACCACACGAGGGATCTGCTCGGCAATTTCAGAATGGAAATAGACTCCCTTAGTGAATGGAAGGTCTTTAATCCCGACATTTCGCTCTGCATCCGCGCCAGCTCGGCCGAAGCGGCTAATGATGTCATCGAAAATTGCTTTCTTTGCTGCCGCATTCCAAACGGCTGTATTGATCCGTGCCAGCTCCTTAACAGGGTCTCCTGCAAATTTGTGGCTTTCCCAACTGTTGAGCCAATCGGTTCCATTGCCATAAGGAATCTCCTTGCCCAGCATGTTCTTTACAGTTTTATTCGTTAGCCTGACCTGAGAGCCCATTCGCTTCAGTTCGGCGTTAATGCCATACTTCCCATCCATCATCAATCCAGCTCGCATGGCGACGGTATTGCCATTTCGAGCAGCCTCGGGAATCTTGCTGGAGGAAAGCAGGTTCTCCATGAAAGTGCGGATTTCCTGCGCAGCCCTCATTGTCACCGGATTGCCAGTTCCGATAAAGACGCCCTGGGCAATACGAACAGCTTCATTCCGTTGCTCATTCGTGAGTCCCTTGAATGCGTGAGTCAAGGAACGGCTCATTAATGCGGCATTCGTGCGGGCTGTCGCCTGCCTTGCTCGGACGATCGGCCGGAGGTCGTGCTGGCCGTACCAGGTGGCCATACGCCCCAGGAAACCGGTCTCAGCGCGAGCCTCAGGGCCGATCAGGGTTCCGAGGTGTGAGGGGGCTGGAACGATGTCGATCTTGTCAGAGAGGCTCCTAGACACCGCCCTACCAAGATCATCAGCAATGGCTTTGTAGTTATCCGGAATGGTTCCGGTAGTGACAATGTCACGAAGTGCCTTTCCGGCGGACTGCATTGCTCCAGCCGCAGCACTGTGCTGATTCGTGATAATGGCATTGTAGATCTGGCGTCCAGCTTTTCCAGCACGTGTCGAGCCAGTGTTCATCACAATGGATTGCTCGACCTGCTTCGCATTCTGGGCACTTGCCAAGTGCTTTACCGGATCGCTCAATGTCGGATCATGAAATATCTGGTTCACCTTGAGCGCCGCATCATTGATGACAGGCTTCATTGCCTCCGCATCGCTGACAGCTTTCTGGGCCTTCGCAATGGCGCCCGCTGTAGTACCATTCACAAAGTGATTCAGAATGTGATTGGGATATTTGCTGAGTTTATCAGGGAATTCAGAATGGTTAAGTACGGCATCGGTAATGCGAGCTGGTGTTCCATCCCCACTGACTGCCTTAATACCTTGTCCGGCAAGTGTATCTTCAATGTGAGCAACGACTTTAAGGGTTCGTTGATTAATACCGCGAATGTTTGCAGCTCCCCCAGACGTAATTCCTGCGAGACGACCTCTAACGGTATTCCATACCATTGATTGAGCGAGATCATTATAGGTTCCAGTTGGCTTAAATCCATTGACCCCAGATATGCGATCCTTTGCCATCTGCACGACGTCATCGTGAATGGCTTGCTCTGCTCCGCTAAGCGGCTTCGACAATGCTCCTGCACGCTTAATGCTGTTGAGAGCTTGGGTCTGGCGAATGGTCGCCAAGTTTGCAGCTGCATCGGGATTCTGGGGATGAACACTGTCAAGAACTTCTTTCGCGGTGGGGGCGAGAATAGAACTCAGCTTGAAATGAGGATCGCTTATTCCTTTGAGCTCCGAGGAGCGAGCAATCTTCCGCGCCGCCGTGAATGGCTTAGAGTTGCGGACTGCATCCTCAAGCGCTGTTTTGAAGTCCGCTCCATTCTGGACGTCTTTAACAACCTGAACCGCCCTTTGTGGATCAACTCCATTCTTGACGGCTTCCGCGATCCAATTCCGATTCCTTTCCAGTCCAGCCCTCACTGATGGGGCAATCTCGGTGAGGGCATTATTTGCAACAGCGCGCGCTGCGTCAGTCCCACTCCCCCCGATACCCATCATGGAATGCAGGCCACGAGCAGCATTCTTACCTTCTTCAGTAAGACTGGTCGCCCTTAGCGCATTCCCGTTCGAAAGCGCCTCCTGGTCAATGTTGACGTGCGGATGCTCGGCCGTGATGACGGCCGGTGAGCCAATTTTCGTGTGGAGAATGTCGGGGATGGACTTGGCATTCTTGAGCGCTTGTGGGTTGATGTCCAGTAATGGATTGCTCGGCGGCGCGGCCGGAATAGCCTTAGGCGTCGACGGAATAGCTGCCGCTTTCTCAGCTTCACTTGCAACACTTCCACCTCGACCGAACGCTTTGCGGGAAAGGTCTCCGATCGTCGGAATGGGGGCACCGAGACCACGAGCCCACTGGATTGGCTTAGCTGCATTCAGGGGGTCGGCGACAATGTTAAGGGCCACTGCTCCAACTTTGTCACCAGTGGAGAGAGGTCCACCCTGACCGGGCGTATAGCCAGCGGGAGACCCAGTTGCCTTCTTTTGCGCATTAATATCCTTTCCCTGTTGAATGACATCCGCCCAGGTCCGCTTTTCCGTTCCAGAAAGTCCATGAATGACACCTGTGCCAAGTCCTTTGATTGCGCCACCAATTCCAGCGAAAGGATTGCTCCAGGATTCGCCAGCTTGAGAAGCGGCGTCCTGAGCTTCATAAGCTGCATCAGCTACCGCGTAAAGCGGTCGACTGACAACGTCGAGAATGCGGGAGATAACCGACTTTCCCTGCTGAGTTGGCTTTGGGGAATAGCTCCCCTGAGAATTATTAAAACCAAGACCACTCGTCAAAAGGTGCTGCGCGAGAGCATTTGTGGCAGGATTGATAGTCCCCAGCGGCTGAATAGTTCGCCCCGGGAACAGGGTCGGATTCTGCTTTTCCAGCTTAGAACTCGCCGCTTGAAGCTGAGCGAGAAACTGAGGACTAAGAGTCATTACTGAAATTTACCTAACTTGATAGCCAGCGCGTTGTAAAGCTCCTCAAGAGCACTTTGTGGAATGCCGGGGATCATGCTCATGGCATCCTGTTGAAGTAATGGCCAAGCGGTCTCTAGCGTTGGAGAGCCAATTCCGCCAGGCCCAGAGAGCTTCGCATAATCTGGAGAGGTTGCAAAGGTCTGAAAGATATTCTCCAGTGCCCCAGGATCATTCAGGCTAGCGTTGTCCTGGAAATACTGCGGAACCCCGCTAATCCCCTTATACTTCGTAGCAGAAGGTGCTTTCGGAGCTGTCCCGAAAATGCCTGGATTGGTAAGCTTTTCCAGTTCCGCCATTTTCATTGTCTGGTCAATGAGGTCGGATTGTTGCTTATTCAGGCTTCCGCTTGCCTGATTTTGCAGCTGCGCCAGAATGGATTGCGCTGCTGCCCCTTCCTGACCCCTGTATCCAGCAATCTGCTGGTTAATGCTATTCTCCAGCTGCAAAAGCTGCTGAGCTAAGCTTGCTTGGAGATTGGCACCTTGCGTCGGAGCAATGGCAGAAGCCCGCTGCATGAAGTCGGCTTGCCCTTGCCCTTCAAGACGCATTGCATCATTCAAGGCCTGGCCATTTGTTCCAGCTTGGTTCTTCAAGTATTGTTCATCACTCTGCATTTGCTGAGTACTTTGCGGCAGAGCAGCTTGAATGCCTAGCTTCTGAAGCTCCGCTTCCTGAGCAGCTTGAGCATTCTGGTAATTCGATTGGATCTGATTCTGGAGGGTGGCGTAATTCTGTCGAGACTGGTCTTCTTGCTGGTTGAATTGATTGGTAATAACTGGCATCTGCGCAGCAAGGGCTTTGCCCAGCGAATTATATAGACCCCCGATTTGAGTCGACGCCTGAGCCTCATTCGTCTTCGCCATTCCGAGATTCTGCTGAAGCTGTTGAATGAGCGGGTCGTATTTCAGTGATGCCTGCTGATTGGCTTGCTTTGTCAGATCACCAACCGAAGGGCCAGCACCCAGCGCAGCAAGCTGAGAGTAAAGCCCATTCATGATATCCTGGCCCGGATTGTCAGGAGAGGAAGGTCCCTGACTTACTGGAATGCCGTCACCAGGAATAACAGTTCCAGGAGGACCAGCATCCGGCGGGCCAGCTGGAAAGTCGTATCCAGAACCCGCTGGAGTGTATTGCGTCTGCGGCAACGGAAGACTATCCGCTGGCGGCATTCCATTGACGGACCTCGTGTTGAGGAAGTCCATCAGACTCTGTCCAGGCTGCTGCGTGGCCAGTGGGTTATAATTTAGGAATGGGTACTGATTGCCAGAATTGAATGGAGAGCCAGGAGCGGTTGTTCCCCCTCCCCCGCCCGGTGTCGTAATAGCTACCATTCTAGAACTTCCCTAATGCTGCGGCACGCCTTGCAGCGGCCTGCTGAACAGCTTGAGCCTTTGCGTTAAGCTCGTTGGAAATGAACTGCTCATATGCGAGCTGAGCGCTATCCCTGGAGTTTTGTAATCCGCCCAAGAGGTTTGTTATCTGCTGCTGATTGGCGTCATTGTATTGCCCGAGCTGATTCGCATAGATCCCCGAATAGAGAATTCCGCGCGCAGCAGCAGTATCGCGCATGTTAAGGCGATCCTGTACGGCCTGCTTATCGAGCGCCCTTTGCTTTGCATCGTAATCCGCCTGAGTCTGGGAAGCCTGCAAGTTTCGCTGCGCATTATACTGGTCGTATTGACGCATCAAATCAGAAAGCTGGGACTGATAGGTTGTATCAGTTCCCAGGTACTTATCCAGGTCAGCATTCCCGGTCCCCCCAGAAAGCGGGTTATTCGTATTAACGCCGGAAGGCGGAACCGGATTGGCAGCTGGAGGAACTCCCGGCCTCTGGTCTGGAGTAGTAGGAAGACTCGGGAGCGCAACTGGAATGTTTGGCGGCTGATCGGGATTCCTCAGCGAATCTGGCGTCACCATTCCGAGGCGACGGGCCGCAGCATTCGCAATTGCCGCATTCGGGGTTGCAGCAAACTGTGTCGGATCGCTAACTACTGCCAATGGGACCTCCCCCTCCCGGAATGCTCATAAGGTTTGCCATTGCTGGATCCCCCTTAACTCCTGTCTTCATTCTTCGAAGGATCGCATTCTGGCGCGCTTTAATTTGCAAGTTGCGCTCGCGATATCCTTCGAGATTGGTCGTAGGCCCCAAATTCGGGGAGCCCTGAGTGCCGTATTTCTTGTCACCGGCTGCAAAGCGATTGAAGCCAGGAGACCGCGCATTGTCCTGTGGCGTTGGGATCATTAGTTAGACCCCTCGGTGACGACCTGCTTGACTTCCATTACATTCACGATCCCGAAAAGCTTTGCTGGTCCAGTTACTAATGTACCATCCGTCGTCAATTGAATGGCAAAATTCACCTGGCGATAGCGAAGCGACTTTGCGAACTTCACGAAATGCTGCGCAAGACTGCCAGGGCTACCCCAAGTCGTCACAATGCCAGGAACGGCGAGAATGGGCTGGCCCCAAGTGTTCAGCTGGCTCCAGGTATACTGCTTTGCTTGAGACCATGTAACGGAGAAGTTTGTTACAATGGGAGTGACTGTTCCTGTTACAGCATTCGAGGTGAGAACTGTCGCTCCCCACCAATGCATCTTCTTATAGCGCTGACCGAATGAGAAGATTCGATAGCGACGACCGTAAGCGGAATCGAAGTTCTTCGTCAGCATGGTGCACGTAATAACTGTGCTTTCCGTCGTAGACGCGTCGTATCCATTCTGCATCTTGAACGTCTTGGTATCTTGGTTGAGGCAACTCCCACCGTAATAGACGTCCAAGTTGTAGATATTCCCAGAACTGCTTGGCCAGCGAACCAGGGGACCAAACCATTGCTCGTTATTCGTCACGCTGAACTGGAATTCGGTCCATGTTCGAGTGCGGAGCCCGAAAGAATAGACTTTCCGATAGTACCGGAATAGAAGTCGGTCTCCCCAAAGCGTGAGAAAGAAGTTCATCGCATAGGTTGTACTCGTCGGCACGCTGTTGTCGTATACCGGTGGAACCTTAATGTTTATCTTGGTCCAGTGATAGTTGACAATCTCGTAAACCGAGTTGCGATGGAATACAAAAATCGAGTTCTCGAATGGAACTACACAGTTATTCGCGGACACCCCGACAATGTTGTTAACCTTCTTAATGGAACTCGCCGACGGAACGCTGTCGAACGCCATTACGTAAGTGCTATCCTCTTTGAATAGCATGATGTTGTCATTGAACGTAACAAGGTCGACAAGCTTTCTACCGTCACCGGGAGAGATGTCAACGAATGTCGAGTCTGCGCCAGTCCACGTCCCCGGGTCAGCTGTAGCGCTATACTGAAGTCGCGAAGCATTACTCGTGGCATTTATCCCTGGCACAATCCAGGCACGCTCTTTGTATACCATTGCTGCGCTAGCGCCTGGCAATGTCGCGAGAACGGTAAGAGTGGTCCCATCCCATGATGCGCCCTGAGGTCCGGTATTTACTTTCGGGAAAAACCAGACCTTATTGTTATACTGAATGGCGCAGTCAGAAGAAACCGAAGCACTGAGTAATGTCCACGCCCCCCCGGTGCTCTGATAGATTCCCTGATTGCTCGACCCAATGAGATAGGTCGTTCCATTCAGGACGGCAAGTAATAGCACTTTCATGTTGCTTGTCGAGCTCGGCGCCGTAGACTGGTTCATTACAATCGGCGGACGGCTGACCAGTGAGCCATCCAATCCAACTTCAAAGTTGATACAGCTTGCCATCTCCGTGTCGGCAATGGCTCCAGGGTCGCTGAAGAGATTGATCCCCCCGATGAATGGACCAAGCCGCATTTCCTGTCCGGGCATCAGAACCACCCCGGAAAGAACTCAACCTGGTCCTCGGCCTTAACAGTCAAGGAAGGGTAGACTTCTCGGGTTGCCCAGTTATCTCTTTCCTTAAGTTGGTTGACTCCAGTTTGGAATTGCTGTCGCTTTTGCTGTCCAGCGCCGAAGTTTTCATCGAGTTCATAAGCCATTGACAGGCAATATTCAACGATGTGATTGTGATAGCCGTTAGGAAATTCGAGATTGTCAGTATCATTGACAACATCGACAGGATTACGAAGGTAATAAATCGTAAAGCTGGTTGGGCTACCATTAGAGAAAGTAGAGCTTTCAGACGGAACAGGAAAGACCGTAAGCTGCCCGTTCCAAACGTAATAGACAAGAGGGTCTCCCTGAGAGTAATTGGCGGGATTGAGCAGCCCGTCAATATACTCGTTAAAATCGTTCGGTGTCATCCCCTTCATATGAATGCCGTTGAACTTAACCATTCGAAGGAGGCGACAGTCTGTCGGCAATGGATATGTGCCAACCCCAGCCTGGACAGGCGTGGTTGCTGTCTGTTGCAAGAGATCGTCATTCTGGTTGGCAATCTCACGCTGAGCATCATTCACCCATCGAATGATGTCAGCGTCTTGGATCTGAATTCCAGCATCGTCACCGAATGTCCGCTTAACCCGAGTCTTAACGTCCCCTAAGTTCACTGAAGTCCACCCCATTGTACTTGTAATGGATTTTGGGGCTGCGCAGCACCGAAGCCGCAATGAGCCCGGCCTCCATTCGCGCTTCTTGCTCTTCCTTCATTCTCAGAGCTTCAGTCGCCTTATTCAGGGCGTCCACCTTGTTGAGGACATTCCCATGAGCATTATCCACATTGATAATGTGAGCGAGAAGTCGCTCATCCGCATCGTCGAAAAAGCCAACGGTATAGGCAGGACGGCCTGGCATTCTGTGAACCACAGCCCAAGGCTTCGTATCCAGCGGCCCACGAGAACCCGGGGGTATAAAGTGTAGCTCCAGATATGGATCATAAGCTCTCAGCAATTCATCAATCCGGCGGTGCTTTTCTGTGATAGGCGCGTCCTTCAAAGGGACGTGAATGCTGCCATTCGGGTCAAGGAGAATAGCTCCATTACCGTCCATCAGACCAACCTTGTAAGACGAAGAGTGGCCTTGTAAATGGATCCAGCCGAGCCACCCGCTCCACCGACATTCAGGTTCAATGCACCATTCGCCGAGTTAACGAAAAGCGTGTGAACCTGAGACATTTGGTTGGCGACATTGGAAACGGGGATAGTTGCCAATACGGCAGTTCCATCCTTCAGAACAAAGTTGTCCTGTGCTGTTGCTTCTGCCGTTCCTCCGAAGCCGACAATGATGTCAGCTCGGTAATAGGCATAGCTAACAGTCGGAAGAGTGGCAATATTGGTATTGGCTGCCGGAGCAGCTGTTGTCGTCCCGCTATTCGAAACAGTTCCATAGCGGTTTGCTATCTGGCTGCTATCCAGAGGAGCTTGATTACCGGTCAGAGCGACCTTAACCCCCTGGCCCATTGACACAGCAAGGTTATTATCGCTAGATGGAACTGCCGCCAACAGAAAGGCATGTTCAAGGTCGCCAATAGAAACGCTAGGCGGTGCAGTCATTACAAACCCTCCCGGGGGAAAATAATAAGGCCCAGCCCAGAATTGGGCTGGGCCTTCTTGACTAGCTCTCAGGTGGAACGACTACCGCCTTCACTGCCCACATAAGAGTTTCTTCAAGCTTAGTTTCTGCAATGGACTTTTCGCGACCCGGGGGAATGGTGTCCAGGATATCCGCGAATCCAAGTGCTGCGCGGCGAAGTTCTACAACCTTTCGCACGCCTTTCTCGTCAGGCGCATGATGCTCAAGAGAACGCCGCATCTTTTCACTTGCCACTAGCCCTCCGTAATGTCGCCAATCAGGCCCTGGGAATTCCTCTGGTGGCACCCCAGCTGCATGTACTTGTAGACGGTCGCGTCATAAGCGTCGTAACCGATAACGCGAATGAAACGGCTGCCGTCGCGGTCCATGAATGCCCAGTCTTGCGGACGGTAAACCGTGATCTGGTTTTCATTCAGGTAGTACATCGTATTCGGGTTGCAGTCGATATCAGCCATGACGGGAATGTCGCCACGGTCAGTCGTGAATGCGAGCCCAGAAAAGCCGCCCTCGAACTCTTGCGTATTCGTGTAGCGGCGTTGCTGGACAAGCAGGTTGAAGTATGCGCGACGCACTCCAAGGGTGGTCCAGATGACAGTCGTGTCACCACCCTTTGTGTAGATGTCGTCCGCTTCCTTAATCATCAGACCTTCGGAAAGAGCACGCTGCGTTCCGCTATTCGTGTTAGTCACGGAAGCCCAAACTGGAGTCGTCGACGGGTCGATTCCGTAAAGGGCACCCGTCGCAGCGACAATGTTCTGAAGGCCCGTGATTTCACGAGTAACGTTTCCGGTCCGGACGATAATGTCGCCCGCAACGCCACTGATAGCCGCACCGTCAAACGTAATGGAAGTATTCGGAACGATGGCCGTAATGTTGCGGCCCGTCGCCTTCTGAGTGACACCTGTCGAGTCGTAGATGTCAATGACCATTCCGATTTCGACGTACGGCATTGTCAACGTAGTCGGAAAGGTGTTGGTAGTCGTATAGGTGCCACTCGCGGTAGCAAGAGTACCAAGCGACGTCCCGAAGATCTGTCGGTTAAGGTCACGCTTCAGGTCGGTCTGAATGCCATTGATTTCCTGATCCAGAACGGAAGCGAAGGCCTGTTCATTCGTCTGGGCCAGTTCGAATGTCTGACCAGAAAGCCGAACCGCACCGTACAGATAAGCCAGGCCGACCTGAGCGGCAGCATAGCTCTGGTTCTGCGCTGTCGGAAGAGCTTCCATTTCCAGACGAGCACCGACACCATTGTTACGCTTAATGTGCGTAGCGAACTTGACGTACTTACCGCCAACAGTCGATTCGATATTCTCGGCCGACTGTTCCATTCGCTTTGTGATTCGGTTGTAGTTAGCTAACTGCTCCCGAATCTTCGGCTCGTAGATTTCCTTGAGAATGTTGTTAGCAGTGGTCATTGTAGCGACCATGAAAATCACCCTTGCTGGTTGGCTGCTTTCATCATGTTAGCCACCAGAGAGAGAGTGTCCTTCTTGCTCAGGCCCGCAGGATTGATCTGCTGAGAAGGCAATGCACCAGCGCCGCTAATGACATTCGGAGCCTGAGGTCGGTTATGCGACGCCAGGATCTCATTGCGTGCGTTAATGAACTGTTGGGCTGCCTGATCCGCAGTCATTCCATTCTGCATGTAAGCCAGAACGTATTGCTCATCAAAGTCTCCATGCTTTGCGCGAGCCGCAGACAATTCAGCGTCCAAAGCTGCATCGGCCCTGGAATTCTCGGCTGTCTGATTCTGCGCGAGCATGATTTGCGCCATGGTTTCGACTGTCTGTCGAAGCTGGGCAATCTCAGGGCTATACTGTCCACCCTGGCCAAGTTCATATTCAGCAGCACTCTCGCCCTGCTGGGATTGCGCATTCGGCTGGCCCTGCGGTGTATTCTGCTGTGGGGCACCCACGGCTGCATTCGCTACATTGTAGCCATACGTTTCAGCGAGAATGTCATAGACACGTCGCGGATCCGTATTGATTGCATCGTAGATACCGTAAGCCTGCTCAAGAACTTCGCGAGAAACACCCGCTTCCTTGAATGGCTTGAAGTCAGCATATTCACCGTGTACCGCTTCAATGCGCGAGTTAACGCCCTCATCCCACTTTCGCAGGTGGGGCTTAACCATTTCATGCATGCCAGGCGGAATGGCCTGAAGAAAGTCACTCCATGCCGGATTATCCGGTTGGACCTCTACTGTCCCAGGATCGTCACCCTGAGGAATGACACTTTCCGCGCCTGCCGTCTCAGACATTCTTTCACCCTTTAAAACCGTGAGCTGTTCCACTATCCAGCAAGGGATTCGGTCCTGGCTCTATATGAATAAGATTATCTAACCTGTCAATTCGCGGAAGCGTCCCCGCCACCATCGTCACCAGTTCCCGCAATGTCTGCCGTTGCATCATCAGGAGAGCCGGAATCAGAAGTGAGAGGATTCTTCGACGCTTTCGCGAGCCTTCCGCTTCTTCCGCCGGAGCTCGCGACTTTTTGCATTCTACGAGTAATGGCACCCTTTCGGTTTGAGGACGCCATTTCCACTGTCGGATGGTTTGTTGTGTCGCGATTCGCTCGATGCATAATCAGCGACTGACGAATGCGTTCTAATTCGGGTTCAACAGCGTCGCGCTTATCCTGGAGAGCTCCTTTAACCTTTCGATTAACGTCTCCATCGGCTTTCTCGCGAAGCTTTGAACTGGAGCTTTCGACGCTCATTACTCCACCTTAGTGAAGAAATAATACTCAGTACCCACCTTATACTTAGCAGCCTCATTCGCATTTGCATGCACTTCCAGATGAGCATAAAGACCAGACTTCGGGTCACCCACAGTGTCAAACTTGATAATAAATAAGCTTACACCGTCAATGGAAAGCTGCTCATTCTTGCTGGTGCAAGTTAATCCATAATTCTGCACTTAAATCCCCTCGAATGAAGTCCGGTTATCGTTGATCTCGTTGGAAAGCTTTCCAGCGTCCATAGCGGCACGCTTGCTCGAACTCTTCATCCGTCTCGCAATAGCGCCGTTTCGGGAAGCGGGGTTCGCAATAGGGGCAACGATAGGATTCCCCGGGGTTGCTTGGCTCACTGAACTGTTTCCCGGTCCCATTCTTAGAGCCCCTTAAGCTCCGTGCCCCGAGAAGGACTGCCATTGAGCCGCCGAGAAATAGCAGCACTGCGAGCGCCAGTAGGCTTTTCAAGCCCTCGGATGCTTGCTCCTTTTCCGCCGGACCTTGGGGCATGCCCACCTCCTACACCGGCATTGCCAATAATGGCTTTCATAATAGCACTGGCCATAGGATTGCCAGTACTTTCCGCTTGTCCATTAGGGTTCAGAGCCGGCCTCGGCATTCCGCTTCCTGCGCTAAGGCCGGGTGGTAATGTGGGATTTGCGCTAATCCCCATTCCAACACGATTGGCAGTAACAGCAGCACCCAATCCAGGAGACGCACTAGCCCTAGACATTCTGCTCTCCTATTCCATAGCCAAGATTATTCGGCTCAATAACCGGACTCTTGGTTTGCGCCGTTGTCGCCAGGGCTTTTGTATGACCCCTTAGAAAGTCGACGCGCAATGGCGGCATTCTTTGGGGCGTTATTGTTGTTCCCAGATCCTGGAGTTTTCGCGCCTCCCGAAGCAAGCTTTCCGGCAACTGTCCCACCGGTGTCTCGTTTCTTTGCAGCGGCTGCCTGGATAGCTGCGAATCCATTATTGTCAACCATTCTAGATGATCCCCGCATCCTGCTTGAGCTTGGCCGCGTAAACACAGTCATTCAGCGTCATTACATTCAGCTGAGCTTGAGTGTAACTCTGACTAAGGAGATAGGTCTCCAGGGAGGTCCGGTCATTGTAAGTGGCCGGAGTAGAAAGCTTGGTCGAGTTCGCAACATGTCCAGACGCACCCGAACGAGTTCTAACAGGGCCGAGGAATGGATTCATCTCCTCGACTTGACCTTGCTTTGCAGTCATTCTAAGCCGCCTCCATCTGCGTTAAGGGATTCTGCGTCAATCCGGCGCCTTGAATGGCACCACCCGGAGGTGCGCTTTCTGCTCCTCCTGGATTTCCTTCGCCCGGTCCAGCACCCATTGGCGGCATTGTCTGTGCTTGCAATGCCCGCTGATGCATCGAAACGTGCTCCTCAAAAAGCTGCTTAACCTCTGGGGAGAGGTTTTCGAATTGCTGGCTTTTCCGGAACTTATTGTGAGCGTCAATATGAACCGCATGGTTATCCCAAGTATTAACCGGCACAATCGGCGGCGGATTGCCGCCCGGGGGCAATGGCTGCTGAGTATTCGGGTCGTAAAGACCGATCGGCTGCATTGTATTCGGGTCACGTGCAACGAAAGTCTGGAGATAGCCACTCAGGTTGTCCTGAGTGACTGCTGCCATCTTCAGGTTTTCTCGACGAGCCTGAGCAATGTCAATCTGGATCTCTTCGTAAAGCTTCTGGACTCCGCCCATTTCCATAAGCTCTAGACCCTTTTGCGGATCGATGAAGCCGAGCTTCATGAGATCCATTATGAGCGACTGCTTTGCAGCCTTACTCATAGGCAATGCAGAGCCAGACTCGACAATGAGGTCGCTATTCCCACGAAGGTCGCTACCCAGTAAGGTCTGAACGTCAAAGCTGCCATCAACACCGACTATCTTTACCGTCCGTGCCGTGTCCCAATACTGGTTCACGTAGGAAAGCACCTTAAAGCCAACATCTTCAATGGCTTCTTCAAGGTTGTCGAATGCCGTTGCACGCATAGAATCGTCTTGCTCTTGAAGATAGCTAATCGCCGTCGCCGACGTCACTCCCGGGGGAACTTTTCCCTTGGAAATGTCATGCTGACCACTGATATCCTGAAAGTCATTCTTGATGACTTCCAGTTCATCGATAACATACGTCGGGAGTGGTGTCAAAGGAATGGGCTGCGGCGGATTGAAGCCAGGCGTGTACAGAATAACCTGGCCCGGTTCAGTAGTAATCATTGCTGGTTCAATACTACCGCGAGGCGCAATGAGCTGAGGCTTTGCCATCCTATTCTTAGCCTCAATAATCTGACCACGCGTGCGGTTGTATTCCCGTTGCAAAGGAATGAGGTCAGTGACCATTCCCTCGCCGTAATGGCGACCAGTCGAGATGTAATCTACCTTGGTGAAAGGGAATCGGTTGTGTTGATAGGGCCAGCCTTCCCAGGCTTGAATGATTTGTCCCCCCACAACCGTAAGCATTCCTCCGTTGGGGAGAAGTTTACTAGCTCCTGGCTTAACCCAAACATCGAGACAGAGGACATTCGCACGTTTAGCGTCAACCGACCCGATAAGATTAAGAAAGGAGTCTGATATGATGTCAGCTGCGGCAGCAGTATCCGGGACGATATTGATGTCTCCAATAAGTGGCCCGTACTTAAGCTTTGCCGCTTCAAGGTCCATTGCCGAGACGTGGATGACATAGGGTTGAGCCTCCAATTCCTCAGCCATGAGATCAGGAACAAGCAAATGGAATGGCGTCAGAACGTCAAAGCACATGTCACCCTGCTGGTCGCTATCCCGGTCAACCTCATTCATGTCCCAATAGCACTGAATGTAGGACGTGCCAGTAATGACACTCCAGAAAGTAGCGCGTCGAATGACCGTCCGCAGCTTCTTTCGGCGATAAATACTTTCCCAGACCTGCTCCCCCGCCTGCGCGGCGAAAAGGTCACGATCATCACTGCTTGCCGGAATAATGGAAACGCTAGGCTTTGTAGAGGTCAGGACGGCTACCTCTTTGCGAACGGCCGGACGAATCATATTCGTGACTGGCCTTGCGCGATAGTACGGGGCAGGAGGAACATAGAGCCTTGTTCCCGCGCCACCAGCACCGGCGGTAGAGCCGACTGGCAAATACATTGCATTTTGCTGCCCGAAAAAGAAGGCGAGGGCCAAGTACCATTTCCTTTCCTCCTTTGCGCGAGCAGAGCGGCACTTTGTGTACTGCTGCATTACCCAGCTCAGGTACTTCACATGCATGTCGCCATCACGGCGGAGCTTTCCAAGCAAGTCATTCGTATTGTTGATATGGCTGTCATTCGCCTTCGGTGGAGGAGTCGGGTTCATTGCACCCGGCTTGCTGATCTCCAGCGGCATAATGCTCATTCGTTATCCTCCCTTCCAAACATGTCATTCTGCCCTCCCCCAATGAGATCGCTCAGAAGCGCCGCCGCCTCATTGTCGTCCTCTTCAAAGATTGTCTCACCATAACCCGGAGTTCCGAAAGCCTGCATTCGCAGCGCTTCCGTGATATCATCTCGGGGGATGTAGTCAGACGAGGTCGTCAAGAATGGAGCCACCGGAACGACGCTTTGCACTGGCTGGCTTTCCAGATTCTGTTGAGTCACCTGTTGCATTCCCGCGAACATTGGAAAGTCCCTTGCCGTCATCAGGTTCAGCATTGTCTGGACCCTCCGACTTTCCACTCTCCACAACGTTTCCAGGAACTTCCGGCTCTCCGTGCTCACTCTTATACTGTGCAGCATGAGCAGGATCGACAGGCTTAAAACAACGGTGATTAGAAAGCATACCAAGAGCAGTGCGGAGGGCGTCATTCTCGACCTTCAATCCGATGTTTTCAGTTTCAGCCGCAACGCCAGCATTCGCAACTTCAGTGTATTGCGCTGGCGAGAGAAAGCCCAGTGTCTTGGCAATCTCGATAAAACAATTCGTGCAGATGTAAACAACGCCATACCAATCGAGATCTAAGCCAGTGTCAATGAACTGACGCTTTCCGTCTTCATTGTGCCCAATCCCACAGAATGCGCACTTACTCGGAAGACTGTACGGCTGATCCAGAACTCGGAACCGACTGCTTGTCGGAACCCTTATCGTCAGCTTTTCCATTCGCGTCGTCACTCTTCTTTTCCTCCACTACTGGCTCTTCCTCGCCAAAAAAGTCGGACAGTACCATCTCTGCTGTGCGTGCGATAGCATTCCGCTGACCGAGTCCGGCCGCGCTTGCCATCTTTCTTTCCACAATGGCTTTGAACTCATCCATTGCAGCCATCTTGTCCACGGCGCCCGGACCATCGAAGAGAGCTCGGTGCATGTCCTGAATGGAGAGCTCGTGATAGGTCTGGCAATGGCTGCACGGGAACCACCACGGCAAGAGATTCCGCGCAAACACAACGTCTTCAGGATGACTTCCAACGTAATGGATAGCTTCCCGAACTCGGCTGCGAATGTAGTCCAGGTCCCCTAGGTGAAAACCCACTGCGTTGTACGTATTGCAATTCGGGGATGTGTAGTTCGACATTCTTCCTCCTCTAAGTAATGATGGTATGCTGTGCGTCAACTAGAAAATCCCACCCATGTATTCGTCAATAACTTCCCACTGGGCGCCATTCTGGCTAGCTGGATTGATAACCCACTGATTGCCTTCGGCGACTCTCTTTTCCCTTGCGAGTCCCTCGTCGTATCGCGGCTGATCGATTGGCTGACCCTTCGGACTGCCAGCGAATTGCTGCTTCCAGGAGTCGTCTTTCCTTTCCCCTGGCAGCTGAGGCCCGAGATCTGGCATCATTGTAAAGAAGTAGCGCGCGCTATCCGGAGCGTGGTCATCTTTCTTGTGGATAGCATCCATCTTGTTGTGCTGGTTGGCTACCTTCTTCGAGGTATAGCTTTTCCAGCGAAGCCGCGCAAGCTCCTTGATGAGATACATGCAGTTACCGTAGATAGTCCACTTCGGCGGGCTGCCATTCACTTCGCGTAGATACTGGTTCATTCGCGAGATACCGGATGCAACGTCATTATTCCCCAGCGTGAAAGGAAGCCCCTGAATCTGGTATTCCTGTTGGACGCTGGTACCAGTAGTTTCTTTACGCTGTCCACACGCAGGGTCACAAACATAGATGTCAGGCTTGAAGCCGTGCGCTGCATTCATTCCATGGATCTTGTCTGCGTGCTGCTGGACTGTCCATTCTCGCTGGTAATGCTCCGCAAACGTAATGACATCGTTATTAGCGTTAACTGCGTGCCAGAGAACAGCTGTGGGGTTGTTATACCCGGAGTCGAGAGAGCAAAAGACTCGCCATCCTGGCTTCTTGAATTCGCTGATCGGAATGTATCCGGGATCGCCTTCATACTTTACATGCACCTGTGGATTGAATGTCTTGAAAACCAATCCGCCCATCTGGACGAACTTACCCTCACCACGAGCTTTCCGCTCATCTGGAGTGAGACCGCTCAGATAGAGCTGAACCTCATTCTTATTCAGGTGAGGGTTTTCCGCCATGTGAGCTTCGATGACGGTAATGTGGCTTTCCTTCTGACCTTTCGCGACGGTGCCTTCGGTCCCCGGAAGATAGATCCTATCGTAGATCCACGTCATTCCTTCGACCGGGGTCATTGTCATCCACCACGGTCCCCCAGTGTCGATGAGGCGCGCGATGCATTCATCATAGATAGGCTCTGGTGGCTCTTCGTCGAAATGAATGAAGTCCCGCGACGTTCCAGCAAACTTATCCACGTCCTGGTCATAGGACATGAATTCGACCGTTGAGCCATTCTTGTAGGTTAAAACCTTCAGCTTTTTGTTATAAGCTTTCTCCCATCCCCCTCCGAATAGTTCACTGGCGGGCGTCCAGCGAGCGTATTCAGGCAGGAGAATCTTTTCAATGCCGTTGGGGTAATCGACGCCAACAACTCGACCGCGAATTGGTCTTTCAGGTGTAGCAATGAAGGGTGGTTTAGCTGTCGGATGCTTTCCAGTGAGTCGCCAAATTCCTTCAACCACACCCGCCGTCGTCTTTCCGCTTCGGTTACCACCAATGTATAAGCGTCCTTTTGTCGAGGATCCATGAAAAAGTCCCTGCTTCTTATGCGGAACATATCCGAGAACATTCGGACGTACCGCCGCTGTTCGAAGCCCAGTAATGACCTGGGTTAGCATGTCGTCAGTAGAAACGACTCGTGGAGTTGCCATTAGGACACCGGCTTTGCTTCATACATGAAATTGGCCTGAAAGCCAGAGGTTGCCGTCCACGCCCATGGACTGCTGCCATTCCCGCCCCAGTACATGTTGTCGCTCAGAATTTGAACAGCGTTAATCCAGAGGTCTGCTGCGACAACACCACGATAGGAAGAGGTAGCTTGAAGAGGACTGCCACCTGAACCATTCGAAGCTAGAGCTACACCTATTCCACCCTCATATGAAATCCCTGAAAAACCCGACTGGGCCAGCAATGGAACGGGCGGCATAGTAAACTGCCAAGAACCAGACCCGAATGTTGTCGTACTCCCAGCAGCGAATGTAATACGGCCAAACACAGCACCACCGAGCTGCATATAACGGCCGGCCAACAGTCCATTCCCGAGGGATGGCTGAGTTCCGGAAACACAAGACCACGCAATAGTGTAGTTCTTCCAGATTCCCAACGCTTTCGAGCCCACTCCATCGTGGACATGATCGCCTGCTGCGGATTGGTTATGACGCGGACCTATCGTATGATGCTGTGCTTGTTGCGAGGAGTCGACATCGCTATTCGCGTGCATTGCATTGATCTGGCTAGGTGGAAAGCGAGACCTTGGAAACGGTATTGGGTCGTCATAGCTAAAGTCATTCTCGCTCTGTCCATCGCGAAGCCCATGCTCGCTGAGATAATCTGTGTAATAATTGGCCAGATGCCCATCTCCGAGGTCTTGACCGCCATCGCCGCCGCTCATTCTAATTCGTCACCCCCGGCGCGCCCATGTCATAGAGGAATGCAGTAGAACCAATGCTATCCGCGCCCCGTCCGATGGTCCTATTCGAAGGCGGAAAGTCCGCTGCGTTCAAATCCATTACCGAGCGAAAATAACAAGTGCTCGTTCCAGAACCAGCAGGTGAATTGAAATACATCACCTTGTAATACGGAATGCGCTGGTTGTACTCCGCATCGGAAATGTACTTATACGCAACATGAATGGCGGACCCGCTTCCGAGACCGGGATTGCTTCCTATTCCAAAGTTGGTCCAAAGTCCAACGTTGTACTGGAATGCCGTGTTATTGAATGAACCAGTATTCCAAATCCAGCCCTGTTCGATAATCTTGTACGTCTTGCCATTCTTGACGGTAAAGTTATAGTCATGCAGTGAAGCTTGCTGATGCCCCGAGCCCTGACTCAACGTAATAGTGCGAGCCGCAGTATCTGTCGCCGACGCGACATAGCCAGAACTGGAAGCCTTTCCACTTCCGCCCAGAAGGTGCCAGAAACCAGTGCTAGACCAGCGACGGATATTCTGCGTGTCGGTTTCGTAAATCCATCGGCCATTCCAGGGATTCGCCGGACGAGTTGCGCTCGTGCATTGCGTTATCGAAACAATGCCGTCAAAGAATCCAGCATTCTTGGTCACAACGGACGCATCAACAAAGTCTGTGTCTCCCATTAGTGTTGCACCGATAACCGGCGAAAGACTGCTCATACTCGCTCCACGTAAAGAAGAGAGTTGCTTGCGGAAAAGCTAGACGTATTGGCGTTGAATGAGCCGTCGACTTCAAAGCTCCACCCAACGGAAAGGGTATTACTGCCAGCTGGGGCATTCGCTGTGCCAGTGTTGAAGATGCTATCCATCGCAAAGTCTATCGCAGCGGTTGTCGGGTTGTAGACAGTGTCGCTCCAGGCGTCCGCGTACTGACTGCCAAGGACCGCTGTTGCAGTCGTCACTGCGCCGGTCAAACTGTAATGGGTATTGATCTTCCCATTCTGGGTTGGCGCCGTGTTTGAGCCTTTCGTGGACGTGTAAGTGAATGTTCCTTCAACGTGAAGCTTGTAGTTGACATTCGCCTCAAACGTCAAGCCATTTAGCTGCGCGATCATATACTTCGTGCCAGTCGCAGCAATGGTCGTCGGATTAGCTGTCGTATTCGAACCTAGGAAAAGGTAGTCATTCGGCAGAATCGTAATCCAAGCATTCGCAACAGTGTCCCAGATGGCATGACGATTAATGTCAGTCTGGTAAATCCACTGCGTTGCATAAGGTGAGGCTGGCTTTGTCGAGCTCGTGCAAAACGTCGGCCCGATAGCTGCGTCGATATTCGTCCACGTCGTCGCGAATGCCGGAGGATTGACATTCATCGGGTCGCCATTCGCGGGCTCAGGTAAAGCGAGCCTCGGCGTTGTCGCTGTCATGCCATCCCCAATGCTTCAATTCTCAGGTTCATGGAATAGACGACCTCCCACGAGCTATTGATGTCACCGTTGCTCAAGAATGTCGGCTGCCAGTTGGGGTCAGTCTTTGTCGCAGACATGTAAGCAGCAAAGCCAACGACAGTATTGCTGCCGACATCTGGATTGTAAAATAACTCGCAATAATGCGACTGACCAGTTACCTGATAGTTGCCGACATTCTTATCGCTTGTCACAATGGGAGCGGAGAGCCGGACCACTCCAGGCGTTGTCGGAGTTGGCTGAGTGCCACTGTTCGGGTCGATGAAAAGGTTTAGCTTTCCCTTGAAACCGAGCGACGGTCCTGGTTGACCAGAAGTAAAGCCACCATTCCAGTATTGGTTGACTTCGCACTGAAAGCGATAAGCCGTCCCTGGAACAAGCGAAAGCGCAGCAATGCCATCCATCGGCACCGACGCGAAAACCTCAGAACTGCTTGTCACTGGAACACTTTGCACCGATGAGACAGATACACCAGTCTGGCTGTAAAGCTGCTTCTTGTAAGCGAATGCCCCGAGATTGGCCCAACCGCTCGCAGTCATTACGTAATTCTGTCTGGCGAGGCCAGGATTCAATCCAGACGGCGTGCCATTGTTGATCGTCTGAATGCGACCGTTATAGTTACCCGTTACCGGCAGAGCATTGAAGCGCTGAGACGGCAGCTCTTTTTCCAGGACGCCGGTAATGTTGTTGTCGTAATAAAGCGTTTCATCAGCCGAGTCTCCAACAGCAGGAATGAGGAAACCGACACGAGTTGTAGAACTCACTGCTCTATCTCCCCTTGGACTATTCCGGTGATGCTGCCCGTTGCCTGCTGGATATCTGCCGCAATGGCTTGTAGAACCTTCGGGTCCTGAACATGCTTCTGCACTGCCTCAATGACGTGCACAAGCATTGCTTGCACATTCACGTCCTGGCGCGATCCTGGCGTATGCCGCCCCGTGATTTCATAGAACAGCTTGATTGCTGTCGTATCGCCATTCGTGGCCGCGTCAATTAGCGCTAGATGAACATCAGGAATGGCTGCTCCAAGCGCATCCTCAGAACGCTCCCGAAGATAGGCATTGAAGCTCGGGTTTTTCTTCCAGTTCCCGAATGTCGCAGCGCTCACGCCAAAGTCTTGCAGCTTCTTTGTTAGCGAGCGCTTATCGGCAAGGTTCAGAATGGAATTCGCGACGGCCAACTGCTCTGGCGTAAGCCATTCTCGATTGCTGAGGTTGTAACCTTTCGCATTGAGCTTAATGGCTGCAACCTGCAAGCGCGGCTTTAGATCAGTTTTCGGAATGCGCGGGAATTCAACCTTCAGCCGATCCAGACTCGGCAGTGAATCCATTTGGTTGAAGTAGTATTCCACGAAAGCATTGAATTCCGCCGCATCTTTCGCGCGAACTTCATCCGGGGTCATATCCGCTTCGACGAGCTTCGCTATCTCCCCCATTCGGGGAACGCTACTTCTTTGTGTTGACATGGCTCTGCTGAATCCTTTGCGCGAAGCTTTGCGCCTGCTCATTGGACATAACGTGCGCTTCAATGAGGGCGTCGAGAACTTGTGCCGGAATTCTGTGCTGCTCCCCCTTTTCCAGCGCGTACAATGCTGCCGGGTGAATGCAGAACGCCTTGCACCATCCCATCGAACTCATTGTCGGCCAGTTATGCAGTCGCCAACGCCGGAATGTCACCTCACCTCGAGGCATTTGCCAAACGCCGTCAATGGGCCGTGGCGCCGCGCGCCGAAGCATCTTCTGGAATGTGCGATATCCAGCTTGCCATCCACGCGGCAATCCGAGTTCGCGCTCGTAATAGCTGATTACCTTTGACGGAACACGATCAAAGATAGCCTGCTCCAAGCGGATGATGTCAGTTGCATTCTCGAGCCCCAGAGCTCGCGCGATATCCGCCTGCCGTCGCCCAGAATTATTTCGCGCCGCAGTAAATGGATTCAAGTGCCGCATTGTCGGATCAGGCTCATTCTGCCAGCCGATTCCCTTTTCCTCTTCCACGATAACTCCCTGACCTGCGGGTTTGCACGACTTGCGAACTTACTTGCGAGTATGACATGCCTCTGACCTGCTACTCTTGCGAGTTTTGCAAGGCCTCTGATATTGTTTGCAGGCAACAGAAAAGGCCTTCCCTGCATTCGCCCGCGCAAAGCAATGTCCCGTCCACACCACGGGGCTTTACATGCACAATGAACGCAAGGAAGGCCTTTTTGCCATTCCGAGATTTTCAGGCGGTCTACCTAGCTATCTGTTCCCGGAGCGGCTTTCGCTTCGCACCACCAATGCTCCGCGAAATCACCCACCTAGTAACTAGGATATATTACGTGTCTATTCGGGTCGGTCAGTGGAACCCTTTTCCCAAAAATTTTCCTGGGGGACGATGGTACCGAAATTCAAAAGCTGACCGGAAAGCCTGACAAGATCGTTTTCCCCTGCATTCACACCATGAGATGATGCTGTCCTCTCCGCGACGCACGACTGACCGAAATGAATGACACAACCAAAGCGAAAGGACCAAAGGGAATGGCACACATCGCGCGACGGTTCACAGTAATGGACGCTGAGCACTTGATTCATCGGCACTTCGACGACATAAGTGCAGCCATTCAGTTCGCATTCATTGCGGGCGATCGAATGGGCATTCCGTATTTCGTTATCGACAAGACGACAAAGCGAATCGTTCGCGCATTCATCTAGCGTCGGGAAAAACTCAGCAAAGCAAAACACACGAAAACACAAGCCACGCCACGAAACGAGGTCAGAACAATGAGCACCATTCGCGAAGTGCTATTCAAGGTTGAGCGCGACAACACCGCAATGGGTGAGAGTGTCGTTCTGTACGCCTCAACGTCATTCGAGAGCGCACAAAGGAAGGCTGCGCTTATCGCGCAGACCACGAACGAAGCCATTGTCATCATCAGCTACGCAGACAGCGATCATTTCGATTTCGGTTTCGGGTGGCTCGGCGACATTGCGCCGTGCCTAGTGTGGCGCACTGTCTATGATTGGCAGACTGGCATGTCATGGGAAACAAACATGACCTATGCCGAGCAATGCCACGCGGACGCAATGGCGGAGTGGCGTGACGAATGCGCCGCAGCTGCGTCCTAGATTGACTGATTCGTGAATGGCATGCATCGCGCGCTGGGTGGACGCGCGTGCGGTGCGCGTCATTGACGGGTCAGAATGGCTCGCCAGCCACAACCATTCCAGAGGAGTCGGTTTCCATGTCACGCAGTACCATCAATCTCGTCGACACATTGGTCATTCACCCGAGCGTTCGCGTTCCCGAGCATTGTGCCGTGTGCGCGATGTGGAATGACCCGTGCACCGGTGAGCCGATCTATCGCGCCGCAACGCATTTCGCGCAATGGGAAGACGCGCAAGGTCCCGACAATTACATCGGCATTTGTAATGGTTGCCGAATGAGCGGTTTCACCTACATCGGCACCATTGACGAATTCAAGGCGTGCCAGTTGCGTGCAATGGGCAAAGCTGAATACGAGATCTACGGCAACAGCGGTGGGACGCAATATCAGTGCTCATCGCGCGCCGATGCTTGTGCCCGCATTCGATCGATGATTGGGCACGGCATTTCTATTCGCGCGGTCTATCAGCGCAGCGCCACAAATGGTCGTCTGCGCAAGCTCGATAAGCTCGACCAGGCCCGCATCGTCATCGAAGCAATGGAGGCGTGAACAATGGGCCACTCGCGAGCGCGCAAGCGCGCCAAGCATCGCGCATTCAAGGACGGGATTAACGTTCCCGGATTTGAGACGTGGCGATACAACGGACTGCCGGACAATCCTGTTATAGCGCAATACAAGCGCAAGTGCAGAATGCTTGGCCACTACGGCATTCTCGGCGAGCTTGAATTGCGGGTGCGCAAGCGCAAGTCCGTCTGATGAATGCAATGCACAAACGCCATGGTGCGGATGGAACGCGCTGCGCGCTTGTGCATTGTGTTGATCGCGCGAGAAACGCCCGGTCATTCCTGCAATCCCGAAAGGAATCGGTTTTCACAATGTCCAAGCTCACTGTCGCCGAACTCATTGGCGAGACACCCGAAATGCTGCGCGCATGCGGGGAAGTCTTGAAGTACAACGCAATGTTGCATCACTACGCGCAAAAGGCATTCCAGGATCCCCGCTGGGAGAACAGTGCTGACTATTGCAAAGGCGCCCTGGAGGGCGCTAGGGAAAACGTCGCGCGAATGATGGGCGTCTGCGACGGTGCTCAGTGAACGCGCTCGATCGCTCATTCCAGGACTGGTATGCCGACCGTGATCCCAGCACACCGAATTCGTGGTGGAATGGCGATCACGAATGCGACATCACATGCGACTGCGCCATTGAGGCAATGGCCACGGCGATCGCGAATGACTCACTCGTCATTGACGACGAATCAGAGGCGACGAATGTCGCACGATGAATTCGAGCGAGCCATCACTCACACTGCCTACGCCCCGGTTGCCCGAATGATGGGTTATACCGTGTCGGGAATGCTGGAACTCTGCAAAGTCTCAGCCGAATTCGGAATGTGGCGCACATTCGGCGTCACCCGCAAAGGCGTCCAGATCGACGGAAAGCCTGGACCACATCGCGTCGCGGTCATGATTGACCCGAAGACTGGACGTTATGTCTTCAGCGTGGGGCCGAATGCATTCCAGCTGACTGCAAGCGCACGAGAAGCGGAGCGCATTCGTCGTGAGATTGCGCAAGCTGTCGTGAATGCAGTCAACAGCAGTCGCGACAAGGAAACGAGAATGGTCATTGCTGCTGCGCAGCGGAGCACTGAAGGAGAGGAGCCACGGAAAGCGCAGGTCACGGACGCCACAGGAGCCCCTGAGACCTTGATCATCTGGCCGGTGGCGCCGAGAGACCCAAGAGGGATTTGATCTTGTTAGCGTGCGTCTCAGAGCTGCTCACGGGCATGGCTGACTGGCTGGCTCGCATCTCTGAGACGTGCGGTGACCATGATCACCTGGAATGGCTAGTCATTCGAAGCGCACGAGTGGAAAACGTGCACGTCAGAGGCCCATTCCAACGCCTAGTTCTTCGGCTTGCATTCGCTTTGGAGCTTTGCTAGGCTCGCGTACGCACCACCACAATCCAGCAAGATCACCAACACGAAAGGGTAGGTCAAGACAATGGCTCGATTCAGCAAGCGCACTCAGGAGAACGACGACGACAACGTGACGGCTGTTCCGGCAATCGACCCGGACGAAGTCCTGTTGCCAGGCGAGGAGCCCGAGGAAAGCGCTGAGTCGGAGACTGCCCCGGAAAGTGCGGACGTCGCGCATTCCGACAGCAACACCATTCCTCAGGAGGAAAGCGAAATGACTGACACCGTGGTCGAGGAAAGCGTTCCGGCCGAGCGTCACACCTACGTGGACGAGAATGGCACGACTCTCGTCGCCACCGATGCGGCGGAAAGGCTGCTCGCCGAGGTGGAGGGAGAGACTGTCACGATGCTGGAAATCGGGAGCCTTCCCAACGACGCGCGCATTCTCAAGATGCAGCTCGAAATCCTGAAGGACCTCGCGGACGAGTACAAGGTGCTCCGCAAGGAACTCGCGGATGGCACGTCCGGCAAGGACGAGAAGATTGCGGCATTCCTCGCCGAGAATGAGGAGATCTTTGCCGAGATCGAGGGCAAGAACGTCGACCTCAAGAATGCGCTTGCCGAAGCGCAGGAAGCTCGCGACGCTGCCATTGCAGCTGCGAATAAGGCTGAGGCTGACTTGCTCGCGCACGTCGAGGCTGAGCTTTCCAAGACGGCTGGTGGCGTCATGTCCGAAGAGGACATTGCCGCAAAGACCGCCGAGATCAAGACAAAGTACGGGGAATACGCCGAGCAGCACAAGGCGGCGAAGTCTTTCCTCGACAACTACCGGGCGCACAAGAATCCGGAAGTCGGGGAAATCAATCAGTACGTCACGCACATTGACCGGCCTTCCGGGCGTCCGACCAGTGGCGGTGGCGGAACGCGGAATGCTTCTGATGGTGGTGCCGGTCGTTCCGTTCACGTGAGTGGCGCATTCTTCTCGCGTGATGGCGGTCAGACGTGGGAGCATTCCACCACCAAGAAGAACACACCCAAGGGCACCATTACTCTGAGCAATCCGGCAAGCCTCGCGGTGGACTTGGGCCAGGCATTCTCGACCACGGTTTCCAAGGACGACATCATTGACGCCTGGTATTCCGCGTGCGGAAAGACTCGCGAGGGTGACACCATGGCGACCAAGGCGAACATGCCCGCCGAGAAGGTGTTCGAGATGGCTTTCAAGGACGGCAGCGGGAATGAGGTCAAGCCCCTGGTCAAGCTGGTCAAGCGCCAGTAATGACAGGGTGAATGCCCAGCACTGAATGACGGAAACAGAAAGCCCCCGGCCGAAATGGTCGGGGGCTTTTTGGCGTTGAGAGACAGGTTCTGCCGACAGCGTGATTCGATCCTCCCCTTCGGGTTGCGCTGAGTGGAATAAATGTGCGCGCGAAAGGACACGAGGGAATGCAGATCCAAAGGATGTCATTCATTCAGCACGACCCGCAAAGCGGAACATCTCAAGTGCTCTTCTTGCTGAGGAGTGGTCACGATCTGGAGCTGGAATGCCAGATACGTGACAGTCGAGACTACATCGTTGACGAACCAGTCCAGCTCGCATTCACGCTCAACGACAAGCTTGTGAACCAGCTTGACAGACAGAGCCCTAACAGCGTTGAGAGTTATGACGCCTGGCGCCGGGTTGTGGCTGAATGCCTCAGCGAACCCGGTTGTATCGTGAATGGCCTCATCGGATTGGCGGCCATTGTCGAGTTCGGAGAGCCATGCTGGCAGCTCAACGAGAATCTGACCATTGTCGACAGAAATATTCTTCAAGTAACTCAGGTCTATCGGATAAGGGGGTGACGTAATGTCCATTCACGAAATCACACCGCAGTTTGGCGTTCCGTCGCCAAAACTGAAAATCAACCCGCGCATACTTCGCAGGGGAATTCAACTCCTGCTAAACGACATTGTGCTCGACCGGAACATTACAGTCGACATTGTCGTTCGCGACACACTCTCAGCAGAGAACGAATGGCGTGTTTGTATTCCGCCACACGAGCCGGATATCTACCGTGCGGTCAGCAGCATTCTCAACTACAAGAATGCCGTCTATTCCGCTCACGTTCGTCGAGGCACAATGCAGCCTCGCGAGTTTGTTGTGAACGTCTGGTGTCGAGCGAATGATGAAGACGCCATTCGCGGAAGCTTCGATTGAGAAAAGCTCACACGTCATTCTTGCGAGTTTTTCAAGATCAACTCCAATCTGCAACTAATGCAACTGGACCCCCCGATTCCCTTAAGGGAATCGGGGGGTGTTCATGTATGGGAACAACTATCGCCATTAGCTGTTGAGTCTTTCACTGAGAATAACATGGGTCTGACCTGGCTTTTTGCACATTCTATTGCAACCATTGCGAACTTTGTTGCACGTTTGATGCGAACCCGATGCGACGTTTGATGCGAAGTTTGCAAGATCAACATACCCCCTGACCTGCACGTTTGACACTTACTTACGACTATGGTTGAATCTTGCCCGGAGAGTTACATTAGTTGGTGCGAAAATTGCATGATCAAACTCTCCGGGAATGAGAATGGCAGGCCGCTAGCGAGCGCGAATGGCCTCTATCCATGAGAGGAGGGAATGGAGATGATGAGCGCAACCAAGGGAAAGCGAAAGCTAACCCACACGCAAGCGGCCATTGTCGGCGTCCTTAAGACAGGACCGAAGACGATCGACGAGATTGGCGCCGAGCTTGGACGGGAATACGGGACAGTTTATCGTCCAGTCAAGGCGTTGCTCGCAATGGACACAATCGAGCCTGATCCAGAGAAGTCGGCATTCAGTCGTGCTGAGGCATTCCGCATCAAGCGGGTTCCGAATGACGGTGTCGAGTTCTTCGTGAAGGTGGACGGCGAGGAAAGGGCTGTCAGCTTTAACGCCTATCTCGAAACCATTGCGAGGCAGCGCGAATTGCCGGAGATTGCTATGGCATGGCGAGCAGTCCCTGAAGCTTTCGCGATGCTTGCTGCATTCGCAGCCGACGAAGTCGAGCAGCCCGGATCTATTACCGAGGGTGATTTGCTGGACCCTCTCGCAAAGCTTTCCCGTTACGAAGACATTCTGCAAGAGCAGTACAGTCTCGTGCGGCAAATGCGACAGGACCTGAGACTGTGGAATCCGGCAATGCTGAAGAGCTCGACTCTTCTCAAGACGGATCGCACACTGAGCCCGAATGAAGTTCGGGCCTATGCACGTGCCATCGCAGTAAAGTATGACCTTGTCCGGAATGGCGAGGCCGACAATGAGAGTGAGGAAGAGAATGGCGACAGCGACGAATGAGGAGTTCACCGCATTCACGCAGGAGGATATCGTCTATGACGACGGGTGCGCGGAGTGCGAAAAGGAAACCAAGGAGCCCCTGGCATTCGTGAACCGGGAGGACTCGGAGTACGTCATTCACGAAGCGTGCCTTTACAAGCTCAAGCCGCGTGAGCGCGCTCAGTTCATCACCATCAAGGACGTGCCGAGTGGAAAGCCTAGCGCGTCCGAAAAGGTGGACGCAATGATTGGAGAAAGCCTCGACGACGCGGATGAAGAGGAATACGAGCTCAACGAGCCGGTCGAAATGATTATCGAGGAGGTGGAAGTCCCGAAGGGTCAGAAGATCATCAATGTCGAATTCGGTCCGGCTGACTAGTCACGAAAGGAATAGGATTCAATGACGCTCGACGCAGTGCCCCCGCAGACTCCACAACCCAAGCCTGAACCGAGGCCAGGTCCACATTCTCCGCAGCCCGATCCCATTCCCGTTCCCAACAAGACGCACGAGCTCGCGCCGCTCCGCTGGGAAATGTCGAAGATGTTCCCGGGAATGGTCTGCCGGAAGCCGACGGTGCGAATCCGCAGCAATTCTGGCTACGGATACGTTCACAATCACCGATCGGTGGTGGCGTGATGCCTGACGTTCCCGGCGACCGAATGCGAACGGCGCGCGCCGAACTGGTCGTGAACGCAAAGACCGGAGAAGTGCCGAAGAATCGCTATGCGGTTGAGATCGAGATCGATGGAGACTATGTCTTTGTCTTTCCTCAGACCGTCGTCATAGCTCCCACCCCCGAGATGCAGGCAATGCTGGCCGAGCTCGACGAGGGAAAGACGTTGGTGCTGGCGCGAAAGATGCCCAGCACCATTCGCGTCCTGTCGGATGTGTGCAATGCCATCAATGCGCTCAACAAGACAGACAGCCGCATTCGTGAGTACATGCGGCTGTCATTCGAGAATGAGCCAACCGAGGAGCAAGCAAAGGAGCTCGTCGAAATGCTCGGCACGGTCATCGAAAATCTCGCCGACGTTCAAAACGATCTGACGATAGGCGTAAAGGAATGAGTCAGGGCGAGCACATCGTCGCATCCCCCAAGAATGTCGCAGAATTTGTGCACGCGACAGCGCTGTCAATGCAACAATTGTTGACTGACATGAAAGCTTCCTGGGGCGTAGTCGAGATGAAAGAGTTTGGGGAACTAATGCGCAATCGCCTTGCGCTAACTCCGGACAACCATGAGCTCATCTCTTTCTGCCATGCGATTAACCTGGCATGGGCGGAAGCTCGTCAAGCGAAAATGCAAAACGAGCGATTCCCTTCCATGCAAAGCAATCGCTTCCCGTCCACGTAAAAACTTGCGGTCGACATTCAGGTAAAAGAACGAATCCGCGCGAAGAATGTTAATGCGTGAGACGTCCAGGGATTAGTTCCACCGCAATTCTTGGCCCCGGCGCTGGGCCTAAACCGCAAAGGACTTTCGGTTGGCTTTGCGGTCGAGCTGCGCGAATGTAACGGCATTCTGCGAAGCAAGCGCCACAATGGTCGCGTAGCTTAATTGGAAAAGCGCGTGAGGCTAGCGTATGTTGCGGGTTCGAATCCCGTCGCGACCACGTGAATGATGAAGAGAAAGCCGCAGAGATCCAAGTCCTGTCCGACGAGATTGAGAGTATCATCAAGCACTCTCACGTCCCAGCTAGGAATGGTGAGAAGGCAAAGACATTCACAAATGTGGGGGCAGCGAGTTCTGCTGCTGCAAAGCGCTGCCGTCTAATCATTCGCCTCAAGGAAAACCTTGGCGACAGATACGAGATCCGTGAGCGCAGTCTCACAGCGCTCATGAAGCGGGCGGGGATTGACCTCAACAGGAAGGGTGGAGAATGAGCGCCGTCTGTCAGCATGGCCGAATCGGAATGAGTTGCCCCGACTGCCATCCAAAGCCACCGCCACCTCCGCCGAATAAGTAGCTTTCCTTAACGGGATGATGACGTGTTCCGTAATGCGGCCAAGCAGTGTTCCGGCCTAACGTCGAGTGGGGGCTAGAGTTCTTGCCCAAGTGTCGAGTAATGAACGGCTTGGCACGCAATGGTCCCGAAGTGTAAAAGGTTGCACGCAAGCGTTAACTACTTCCTCGTGTTATATCCGCGTTCACGATAATGCGGGGCGCTTGAAGTTGTCAGTTCGAGTCTGACCGGGGTCACGTGACAATAGGATGGCTCATCTTCGATAATTTCGTGCTAGGCAATACTGTTGCTTATCTCGATTCTAGGGATGGATGGGGATCGGGTAAATGCGTTAAGAAAGGAGCTGAATACATCGAAAGTTACGGCGTTGTTATTGGCCTGATCGTTGGCTTTCTGGTCGATCAGGCCATCTGGCCAAGCTATCTTGTGGCCATGCTTCAGAAGTCCGCGCGTCGAGAATAGCTCGGCGCGTTTTTCATTTCACTTGGGGTGAAAGGTCAGGATGCCGATCGAAATCAATCGTGTCGAATGCATTGACACTCAGGAGATCATGGAACTTCTGGACCTAAACTTTTCCACGATTTCCTCTTTCCATTCGGAAAGGTTTCGGCAGAAGCTCAGGGGCAATCCATTCCCCGAGCCCGACTTTGTCATCAACCAGAAATTCTTCTGGAAGACGACACGTATCCACGACATAATCACCTGGCGGAATGCGAGGATCAGTGGGAATGCAGGAGAATGAAGAAGAGGAGCAGTTCCGTGCGATAGCCATGGGCGAACTCTCCAGCAATCGCGAATGGCAGCACATCAATCAAGACATGGCAGAACTAGCCATTCGCGCCTACTCGATGATGAAGAAGTATGGCATCGAAAGCCTCAATGGAGTGATGTTCGTCTGCGAAAGCGACATTCCAGTTTTCACCGTGGAGTTCACTCCGCACGCAAGAGACCACATGAGATAGTGTAGCGCTTGCCACCTTCCGCTATACTTGTCACTACTACGAAGGAGGTTGGTTCCAACAATGATGGCTCGCACTTCGAATGTGACAGGCGTAGATTTCGTGCGCAAAGCTGGAGACATGCATCGAATGGAAAACGTAACGTCCGCCAAGGTCGAGGAGATCGTCAAGGTCGTTCGTGCCATTCTCACCGACGAGATAAATCGTAAACCCGGGAAGGGCCACGGGAATTACGTCGGACTGCACCTCTGGCGTAAAGGCACAATCGTAAATTATGCGGAAAGCTACGAGAGTACTTTCGGCGAGGCGTCGCGTCATTTCCTCACATTCGAGAATGAGGAGGATGCGAAATGCTTCCACTTCATTCTCTGCGGAATCCTGATGCTTGGGCTTTCCCGCTGGAATATCGGGGATCGCTGGCCCCAAAAAGTCATCAGCGCGGACCTCGACATGATTCCCGACGTAGAGCAGACGCTCACACTGGAAGCCATTCCAGAGGATCCGCCTTCCGTCACGCACTATCACATCGTTCCGGATGTTGCAGCATTCGACTTTTTCGAGCGCTGAATGTTCGACACGATAATGCAGTACCTCACCAGTTTCTGTCTGCTCATTTCGGCAGTCATTACTGGCTACCTGCTTGTCTGTGACGAAATGAAAATCCGTCGCCTCAGAAACGATATCAAAAACACAAACCGCGAAACGGAGAAACGACAGTAATGGATCCAATCCACGGCCCCCTGTTGGGGGACTATGAGCCGGAGTTCTACTCCAATAAGGGGGCCGTGGACGTCCCCGACACTTCGAACATTTCTCTCGAAGAGTCAAAGAAAGAGGAAGTTTTCGCAGCCATTCAGCGGATGGAGGCTGCTCTCGAAGAGAATTCAGAAAAGCGCGCAGACCTGAAAGAGCAGAGCGACGTTCAGCGCGTGGAGCTAGAATACATCAAGCGGATCTATGAGATCACGCGCCAGCGTTCAAGCGCAATGGACCGTGAGGTTCGCAAGAATGGCGATCAAGAGCGAAAGATAAAGGAACGCATCGAATGGCTGCGTAGCGTGTACGCGGACATTCTCACTCGTGACAGGAAGCAGGAAGACCTCTGGGAAGAGTTCGATCGTTACGATAGGATCGCCCGGAATAGCATCTGGGGTGAGCGCGCATTCCAGCACCAGATTGATGGGGCGAAGCAAATGGCCTCGGAGAGGCGTGGGATCATCGCTGACGTAATGGGTCTCGGAAAAACTCTGACCTCCATTATCGTTCTTGCTTTCCTTCAGAGTCATCGGAACCTTATCGTCGCCCCGAATGATGTCGTCTCGAACTTCGCTCGCGAGGTCGGCAAGTGGGAGCCCGAAAGGAACATGATTGCGCTCGGTGCAATCAAGGACAAGCGGGCTCGGCATCAAGCCTTGAAGCTTTGCGCGCAGATGGACGAATTCACCGTCGTCATCAACTATGAAGCTTGGCGACGTGACAAGGAGCTTATCAAGCTTCTCATTGCGCTGAAGTTCGAGACTGTTATTATCGACGAAGCGCACAACCTGAAAGACCCGAATAGCGTCAACTTCAAGGGTCTTCGGGAAATTATCTACGCCGAGAATGATGATTGGACTTGCTCTCATTGTGGTGCAAAGTTCAAGCGGTGGCCGTTCTCGGGAGTCTGCATTAAAGCGGATTGTGCAAAGCAGCTCGGCCGTCAGCCGTGGAATGGTCGCTGCTCGGTTAAGAATGTCTTCCCGATGACCGGCACTGCCATTCTCAACGCGCCCGGCGACATCTGGACAATGCTCAACCTGATCGACAATACGGCATTCTACGATCAGACGCAATACTTGCGGAAGTATTGTCGTCAGGTTGATACGTGGAGCCTCGTGGATACTCAGGTTAAGAAGTGGGTATTCGGTCCAGGCGGAGCTGACATGCTAACGCGAAAGCTTGGGTCGAAATATCTGCGCAGAACGTTAGACAGTCCTGGCGTTCCGCCGCTTCCGCCGCAAGATATCCAGTACCACACTATTTCCTTCGACGATGCAGAGTACGAAGGAAAGTACACTGAGCAGCGCAGGGTAATGTCGTGGATTAACAATTACAATGCCATCATGCTGAATGAGGCAGAGGTGTTGACGATCCCCCACATTCTCGCGATTCTCACACGAACTCGACAGGCCATTACTTGGCCTGGCGGCATTCAACTTCGCGATCCGGAAACCAAGCAAGTCGTCGCAGTCTGCGAAGTCGAAGAGTCCATTAAGGTGGACTACGCGGAAAAGCTGCTCACTGAGTTCGTCCAGGAAGCCGAGCAGAGGTGCGTGCTTTTCAGTCAGTTTAAGGCTCCATTGCGGGAGCTGGAGAAGCGGCTCAAGGCAAAGGGCATTCGCTGCGCTATCTACGATGGTGACACTCCGGCTCACATTCGTGACCATGTCGCAAGACAGATGGACGCCGGGTTTACCGACAAGAAAGACTGCGAGCTTGATGTTGTTCTCGCCAACTACAAGACTGGTGGTGTCGGCCTCAACTTTACAAATGCCACACAGACCGTGGTGCTCGATCGGGAATGGAACCCTGGAAAGGAGGATCAGGCATTCGGCCGCACGAACCGGTACGGCCAGACAGAAGGCACGACCGTTCACATCATTGAGGTTGAGGGAACCATTGACGACGGCATTCGCCACGTCATCGACTTCAAGAAGAACGTCATTAATGGCTTCGAGGAAAAGGTCGAGCGGCTTTCGCTGATCGAATACCTCAAGAAGAAGTTTCAGGAGAGCTGATGGACGAACAGGAAAAACAAGAGCGCTCAGACAAGGCTGACGCTCAGAAGATCTATGATCTTCTGTTCGAGGGAATGGAGAGGATTCATGAAGCGTACTCCATTCTCTCTCGCTGGAATCCGACGCGAGAGGATCCGCCATTCGTGAGACACAAGACAAAGCCTCTTGTCGGCCTCATTGAATCGTATGCCAGTGGGTGCAATTCAATGCTCTACGACATTGCGAACAAGCCGTGAGAGCTGAACTCATCGTCACATTCTTGCTAGGCGCCGTTGTCGGAGTGATAGCCGTCGGCGCCTACATCATCTCCAAGCTGAAGGATATGTGGTGGTGAAACTTATCCTCGCCGCTATAGCGTTCGGTACCATGCTGGTCCAGCAAGGGTATCTGGTCAAGGCAACGGTGAAGAAAGACGAAGACTGGGCCGTGGTATTCTGGCTCGGCATCATCTCACTGACAGCTGTCACCTTGGCTTTGACTGCCTCGGTATAATTGTTTCTGCGACTGAAGGCCGGGCGCCAACCATTCATCACGTGGCTGGTGCCCGGCCTCCTATTTCGGAGGCGACTGGAAAATGTGCTTGGAATGCGCAAGCGGATTTCACAACCTCTGCGAAGGAGGGGGGTGTAAGGAATGTCACGCGACACAAGAGGGCCAGAGTATAGCGGGCCTCAACCTAACGGAAGGCGGTTTTCGCCCAGTCGGAGACTCACTCTCAAGAGAAGAGAGCGAAACGGAGTCTGGGTTTGGCCAGCAAGAGAGCCAGTCTGGTTTGAGACGTCGAACGAAAGAACGAACGAAGAATGACATCAACCTCAAGGATCCGCATAGCACCGGGAGAAAGCGAGCAGTCACACTCCACGGACACGCTGACCCGTCGCAACCCTGCGAATGGCAGGGCAAGGCGAACTGCGGCGGTGGACGTTTTCCAATTCTTGGCTGTCTGTCAGGAGTACAGGAGAATCTACACCATGGACCGGATAAGAACACCCTCAACAATGAGCGATCGAATATCCACAAGATCTGCTCGCAATGCCACAACCGCTGGCACACACTCAATGACCCGGACTATCAGTGGGACGGGGTGCACGAACATCATGCGCCTCGTGAGCCCGAGATAGCCGACGTTAAAGAGGACAATAAGCGCTGGAGGAACCGAATCGTTAAACGTGCTCCGAAGGAGTGAGAATGGACGAGGAAGCAAAGAGGAAACTACGCGAGCTATGGGACCATTGCGAGAAGCTTTCGGAGGAACACGGCTGGCATGACCAGGAAGCCGTGGAAGTCCTCAGCTCGGTAATGAACAAGTTTGAGGAGCTATTCACCAAGGAACTCAACGAGGAGTGAGAATGGCGAAAAAGGAACCATTCGCAGCTGAGACTCAGCAAAAGCCAATCGTGCGGCGCTTGAATCAGCGCTTGCACATCGGTGGCTACCCTGGGGGAAGCGACCTTTTCTGGGAATCAGATAGGGGTCGTTTCATCAGTCGAGATTCACTCCTGGAAGGCGCCGACATTGTCGAAGTCCACATGACTCGCGAACAGTGGCAGGCCATCCTCAACGACAAGGACATTTAAGAATGAACCACCCTCAGGATTGGGGCGAGGGCCCCATGGCGGAGATAACTGTCGCTGATTTCGTCATCAAGTACGAGGAGGGCGAGACCATTCCTGAGATCCTGAAAGACCGAGAACGACAGTTCACGGCGCCCCACATTCGAGTCATCTTTATTGACCGGGATGGAAAGCGCCATATCTTCGTCGGACATCGTGTCCGCTCTCCAGAGCGGAAGTGGTAATGTCCACCGGGATATTCAACTGGACGGCGAGAATGGGACCCTGTCTCGAATGGGAAGGCAGTCAGGAAAGCCCTGTCTGCACTGGTAGTTGTGCTCGGGGCTGGACGCGTGATCCGAAAACAAACCTCTGGCTTTGCGCCAAGTGCCTTAAGCCGACACACGCATACCTTCGGGAATGTGATAGCTGTGAACAGATCTACCTGCCATCGCCGGAAGCGCTAGAGAAAGCTGAGGCGAATGAAAAGTTCCGGTATACACTCGACCACGAGGACTGCTGATGACTGAAAAGCTGACATTCGAGTTCGACGAATTCTCGACGGAAATCTACAAAGTCTGCATGGAGTCCATCAAGGATTTCGGAAAGCTGGTTCTCAAGTACGTCAAGTCAATGGATCCTGGAACGGACCCATTGAGCGAGGCAGCAATGAAGAGCATGGCTGCCGCCATTGTCGAAGACTTGTTCACGAAGATTGACGACAAGCTCGACAGTCCAGCCGTCGCCTATCAGATCAAGTTCGCTCTTGAGCAGAGAGTCGACTACATCCAATGAGCGAGCCGTCCCCGGAAAGCCGTCTCATTTCCGGCAGCGAGGTCTCGACCTGGCAGACCTGCCAAATGAAATGGTTCTTTCAGTTCAAGCTGGCGCGTCAGCCTATCAAGTTGAGTGACGCGCTATTCATCGGAACGATGGGTCATGAAGCATTGAGTGCTTTCTACACTGCGCTCAAAGAAGGGTATGACCGGGAAGAGGCAGCCGGGTCAATGACCAACTTCGTTGTTCGTGAAATGGAAAAGAACAACGAACTCCGAAAGTCGGGTTTCATTACTGGAACCATGGCATCTGAACGCAATCTGCTCATCATGCGGCTTGCTGGCATTCTTGAGGAGTACGGCGAAACTGTCGCCCAAGAGGATGCTATTAATTACGAAGTCGTCGAGGTCGAGCACATGCACGTCTCGAAAGGCTTCTTCGCAATGCGGCTTGATGTGCTGTTGCGAGATCGCAGTAATGGTGAGCTTTGCCTGATGGATCACAAGTTCATTCGCGACTTCTATCAGCCCAAGCAGTTGTCAATGAATTCTCAGCTGCCCCGGTACATGAAGGTCATCATTGGTGACAGAGAGGAGAAGGTTTCCAAAGGATATCTCAACATGCTCCGCACGCGCGAAGACGCGGTGGAGCGTTTCGGACGCGCTCTCATTCCATACAACGAAGTAGTTGCGGATCGACGAACACGTGACCAGCTCATAGTGGCAAGTGAGATTCGCGTCAACTGGAATAAGAGCAACCGGGAATGCCTGGATTCGCTGATCCGCACCCTCACCGATTACACATGCAAGTTCTGCGCATTCGCAGAAGCTTGCATGCTGGGACTTGCCGGTCGAACGGACGACATGAAAGCCGAACTTCGAGCGAACTTCGAAAAGAGCACTTATGGATACAACGGAACACCAGCTTAAGCTCCGGCAAAAGCCACTCACAGCATTGAAGCCTGGCGATCGAGCAAAGCTTCTGGCAAGGCTCGAAACGACTGAGATGAACCTGGAGGAGCAAGACGGCTTCTTCCGTGGTGCTCTATTCTCTGGACCGGGCGGTGGGAAGACCACGTTCGGAGCGCGCATCGGCCACCAGGACAAGCGCACCATTATCTTCGACGGCGAAAACAGCACAGAGGTTATCAAGCAGTCACCAGATCTGTTGGCTCGCTGGAGAAAGGGCTTGATCAAGGCCTATCCATTCCCGGGCCTTCGCGAGATAACGGAACTCCTTCCCGCGTACGAGGAAGATCCGATGGTGGACACGGTAATGGTCGACTCGTGGACATCGTGCGCGGCATTCGAAGAGCGGGACATTTTGCGCGAAGTCCCATTCACTCGTGGATCGGCAGCCCCTGGCGAGGAAAAGGTCCTAAAAGACTTCGGACTCGTTCTCGACAGATTGACGTGGCTGCTCGACGTCGCATTGGCGACACGGCTGAACTTCGTTCTCATCTGTCACGAAAGGCCACCGACGGAAGAAGAAATCAAAGCCGGGTTCAAGATGCGAACTGTCGCTGGAACGCCCAACCAGTCAAAGGTCATCATGAGCCGTCTCAGTAATGTGCTCTATCTGACGGCTGGCTGGGATGACCAGGGAAACCGAACGGGAAAGGTCTACACGCGCCCCATTACCGGGCTTGCCGTTAAGGGCTTTCCTGACACATACGCCAAGAATCGTCTCGGCCTACCGCCGAAGATGTCCGATGAGGATGCGTTGAAGGCTATTGCAGCTTCACGCATAGCAGTCGGCGAGTGATGAATGGCACTCAGAGGGCGAGGGCGCCGCCGCTATAATCCATTCGACGACCTGAACGCCGAACCACTATCGAGCGAGGAAGTAGAAAGCCTACTCGTAAAACACCTCGGCGCAAAACGCATTCCAGATCACGACAAAAGAAAACCCCAACAGTGGGCACCAACACTAGAAGAGGTAAGAGAAATGGGACTGTTTTCCCACCTGGCCGGTAAGATCGACATCGATTCCATTCCGGTCAATCCCTTCGATTACGACGAGGGGATCTACACCGTCGCTTTCAAGGGGGCCGCTTTGCGCTCCATTACTGGGCGCGAGGAGGCAGACGAAGTCCTCGACTTCAAGTACCAGATCGTTGACGACGGAACCGAGCTGGGAAAGAAGTACGACGGAAAGCACATCACCGAGGGAAAGTGGATTCCCTCGGAAAGCTACGCGGACGCCAAGCCGGACAAGGCCGAGGAAATGATGGGCTTCGCTATCCAGCGCATTGCTCAGCTCGGTTTCGGGGAGGACGCGCGAACGGTGGAAATCGAAGACATCAACGCGGCCTGCACGGATGTTCTTTACCAGTTGAAGTGGAAGAAGGGCAACAAGGAGGACAGCGGAAAGTTCGTCCAGTGGATCAAGCTCATCAAGAAGGAAGATGAGGACGACCTGTCCGAGCTGTAAGAGAAAAGCCCCCGGGAATGGGTTGCCCCCCGGCTCATTCCCGGGTTCGCTCTCATAGTCCAATCGGTAGAGGCACCGGGCTTAAACCCCGGTAAAGTGTGGGTTCGAATCCCACTGGGAGCACTGCACGAAAGGAGCGACGGGAAAAAGTGGAAGAGGAACCTTCGACAGAGCTGGCGGTAAGGATCAACAAGAATAACCTTCCATCAGCGAATGACCTGCTGCTCAGTTATCAGTGGACAGGGCAGGCTGCATCATTCTGGAAGGCGAAGGAGTCCCCTTACGGGGATGAGCCCGAACAAGCGGCTCAGGCTCTATACGACATGGCCGTACTTTGTCGTGAAATGGGAATGTCCGATGACGAAATCTACGTCGTCATTCAGAAGCTTTCCGAAAAGTGGGAAATTGTCATTGACGATGGCGAGGCGGATGATGACAATGACATTGTCACCCTCATTCGCCTTGTCCGAGGTAGCGCAGTTCTACCAGCGGTCATTGAAGACGACGAAGAGTTAAAGATCTATTCGTGGGGAGATATCCTCACGGGAGATTTCGACGTTGCAGAAATCGTCGAAGGACTCATTGTCGAGAGCGGTGTCTTTTCCGTCGCCGGTCCTCCGGGCGTTGGAAAGACTCAGCTCGTTAAACAACTTTGCATTGCACTCTGTCTCAACCGTAAAAAGTTCTTAAACTACAAGATTCTCGCGAAAGAACCTTTGCGCATTCTCTTTCTCTCACTTGAAATGTCAGGTGGCGAGATTAAGTACTTCCTGAAAACGATGCGCAAAGGGTTGACACTCGAAGAGGAAGAAATGCTCATCGAGAACTTTCACTTTCTCCCACACACAGAACCGCTTTGCTTGAACGTCCCAGAAGATAAACTTAAATACCATAGAATCATGGAACGCTTCAGACCCGACGGCATTATCATTGACTCATGGTCAATGGCGATGGCTGGAGAAATGAATGCTGACGTCCCTACGCGTGACGCAATGGCATTCGTTAACCAGCTGAGAAAGCGCTACGGGTGCTTTGTGGGGATCATTACCCACACAAAGAAAGCTCAAGGCGACGCCATTCCAAAGACGATGGATGGCATTTTCGGAAGTCGCTTTTACAGTTCGAACTTGACGAATGGCATCGTTCTTTGGCCAGTTTCAGACAGAGATCCGGATGAAATGGAACTGATCGACGTAAAGAGTAGGTTCTCGGCAAAGCGACAACCGCTCCGTATTACCAGAATTTCGAAGGATCTCTCATTCGAGCTTAGCGATGGTGGAACGCCGACAAAGAATGTCTTCGCTGCTCAGACTCGCCGAAAAGAGTTGGTCGCTGGACAAAAGAAAGGACTCGCGGCACTGCTCCAACAGAACTCTGGCTTCAAGCCCACGAAGGAGACTAAGCCAGAATACTTCGACACCCCGATTGA